TTCCATTTTAGCTATAGCTAATGGACGAGTCTTTGCTGTTGTTGAAAAACCAGGCACCATATTTCTATCTTGTGCTCTATATTTGTTTGTAATATTATGTTCTGTATCAACAACTTGTAAATCTTTTGATTGATAGAATAGATTCTTATATCCCCTATCAATAATGGTTTGTATTGTAGCCCAACCAATGTTGTTGTTCTCAACTACTAATAGTGCATCATTGTATTTTGTAGCAACCTCAATTAAAAAGTTTCCATAATCCGTTGTACTTAATTGTCCTTTATATTCTGCACATTGTTCCATATCCTCAACTTCAAACACTTGACAAGCTGAGAAATCACTACCATCACCACGAGCCACATCAGCAACCACTATATATTCTTTTGTATAATCAGGTTGTCTCCATACCCACATACCTCTGTCTATTCCAACTTCTTCTACAGGTGCTTCTACCAATTCATCTTTATACCATTGTAGAATCGCAGGGTCGACTACTGATTGTCCACTTGATAGAAAGTCCGTATCACACTCTTGAGCAGCTTGTGAAGGTCCTAAAATCTTATCTTGTTCTTTTCTCCAACTTTCATCTCTATCAGGATGGTCTGTCCAATGTAATCTAATGGTATTAAATTGATTCGTTCCCTCTTCAGCACCCAACCATTGTTTATGAAACCAATTACCCACACCATTAGGTGTTGATAAAGCAATACATCCACCACCAGTAGCAAGTGTTTGTTGTGCAGCTGTCCATATGGTATCAATTCTATCAATGAACGCCGCCTCATCAATTATCAAAAGAGATAATGCTTCTGAACGACCAGCTGATTCATTTGAAGCGATTGCTTTTATTTGAGAACCATTTTTAAATCTTAATGATAATTTATTTATTTCTTCTGTTCCTGTTTTCAACCATTGAGGTAATCCCTCATACATGACCCTTACCTTTGTAACAAGGTTTTTAGCAGTTTCTTTACCAGTAGCGATAACTAAAACATTCTTGTCATTATGAAATAACATTAACCATAAAGAATATCCAGCTGATAAAGTGGATATACCTAATTGTCTAGCTTTTAAAATTATATTATAACGATTATCTTTAAATTCTGTTAAACACTTTTCTTGAAATGGATATAAATCAAACTTCACCTTACCTTTTGTAGGGTGTTGAATAGTACAATACTTTCTCATAAAATGTACAGGGTCGGATGCACATTTCAAGTATTCCCTTTGTATAGCTTGTTTTAAATCACTCATTTTATCTGTCCTGCTAAATATACAGAACCACTTGTTATAATTATTCCACCAAAAAACCACAAGTATTTGTTCTCATGCCATTTTGGTTTAACTAAATCAATCATTTCTTCTGACATTTTTAATTGTTTTTTATAATCTTCAATTAATAATTGATTTAATTTTTCTTGTTCAACATAATCTTTAATTTGACTTTCTAAGTTTAAATAAATACTTTCACAAGTTTCTCTTTTAAATTGAAGTTCTTTAATATTATTGGTCATATTAATAACTTCTTCCTCTGAAAAACAAGTTCCTTCACAAGGTTCTTGTGTAAATATAAACGACATTAATAATATGAATAGTAATCTATACATTAATATCCCCCAATTATACTTGCTCCACCCATACCACCTTGTCTCTGTGGAGATGTAGATAATCTATCTGCAGATGATATATCTTGGTTATCAGAACCCTCTGGAACTACAATGTTTTGTCCTGCTAAAGGTGTATTTTGTAGTTCATCATTGGGAGATTCACCAACTGCTACAACTTGTTGTCCATATGGAACACCTTCTAGTGCTCCTCCCAAAGTTGTATACAAAAATCCAGCAACTTCAACTACCATACCACTATAAGGTTCGTTTGTTCCATATATTCTATAAGTAGGTGATGGTGTTACTTCCATATCAGGTGATAATAAATCAGAATTGTCTTGTCTTGGTGTTGGTTGTGGTTGTGGATCTGGTAGTTGTTCTCCAGGATTTACAATTAATCCTCCAGTACCTCCAGTACCTCCAGTACCTTGTTGAGTACCAACTTGGTTACCAACTTGATTACCTACACCTAATGTATGTCCTGGTTCATGTGGCATTATTTTTTCTCCTTGCTAAAATTTTTTAAAAAATCTGAAGCATCTTTAGCTCCAATATTTTGTTTTTTATATTTTTTATTTTTTATATCTTCAAGTGCTTTCTTTTTGCTTTCAAGAGACTTTTTAATTCCTCTTTTGTTCTTTTCTGTTTTCTTGATTGATTTTTTGGTTTCTTTGATTTTATCTTTCAATCCACCTAATCTTTCCTTCTTCCGTCCAGCACTTTTACCACTCAAGAAAGCAAAAAGAATACCTCCAGTCAAAACAAAAAATCCAATTACATATTTTTTGATTTTACTGAACATTTTACTTCTTTCCGAAAGGTAATTTATCCCAAACAGGTTTAATTACTGCATCGAATATAATATCGTCTTTTTTACTTGGTGATAATTTTACGATTTTTTCTAATGTATAAAATCCTAACATTACCCATTCCCAATTTGCTAATAGCCATTCTGTCATTGTATTTCTCCCCTATACTAGTTTGTTGGTTACTTTATTTAACTGTATATCAACCTCACCATTTGCAATAGCGTTAGCTACTTTTTCATCAAATGGATTTTTATTTCTTGTTTCTGTTATTTCATCTACCCATTGAATCATATCTTTTTCAATGGATTCCATATTTTGTAAATCTTTTAATCTTCTGTAAGCAAACCATCTTAATGGTTTTGTTTTTAAATCTATTTCATAATCCATTTGACAATAATAACATCTACCATCCGCTTTAAAACAATCTCTATCCCACGGCTTTGCCATTTTTGGACTACAATTTTTTCCACAATCTTTACATTGGTGATTAAACATACCAACAGATACACCACTACCACCACGTTTTACTTGAAAACCATCTTTCTGTTCCCACTCATATCCTTCTGAATCAGTCCATTTATCACCAACTTTACGATGTTCTTGTACAGTTGAATATCCAGATTGTATCTTTCCACCATAAGTTCCATCCAACATTGATTGAACTTTTGCTAAATTTTTACTTTCTTTTCCCATAATACCTCTTAGTCTTGTATATATAAATATCTAAAAATAAATTAAACCTGTGATTTGATTGATTGGAGCAAATGCTCCTGTAAATTTATATGTTTTTCCTTTATATTTGAATACTATTCCTTCACTTGGAACAATAGCATCCACACCACCAATCTTGTTTAATTTATCTAATTGTAATTTTAATGTATTTAATTTTTTCTTATCACCACTAGCTTTTACATTCTCTATTGATGTATTTAATTTCTTTCTAATACTTTGAACTGATTTCTTTGGATTAGCAGCCATAAATCCTTTTACATTCTTTAATATTTCTGCACCAACTCCAAAG